AGGTCCATCCATTTTATGTTTTAAATCTTCATAACTAGTAAAATCATCACCTAAATCTTCAACATACCTACGAACCAAATTTGATTGACTAAGTGTCATTGATAATCCAATATGATCCATTGGTCCATAACTCAATAATGATGGATACTTTCTGTATAAATTTGGTATATGTGTTCCAGGTTGAGGTGCATGAAATCTACGGTCATCGTGTTTAGTAATAGATAAAGTATTTGGTATCCAATCGCTATTATCTAATTTATAATCTGCAGAAAATATATTGATATTATCTATTGTTGCTAAATGACCCTCTGACATATACTTACTAGTAGTCATATTCTTTGTAAAACCTTCAGGATGATTTCCAGGTGGTATAAATCCTTTACCTAGAGGAATACCATCCATAAAATCTACAACGCCTAAATTACCAAAACCAAATCCGTAATTATCTGGATAAGTATATGTATTGGGAACTGATGTTAAATCAATACCTAAGAATTTAGTTTTATTTAAGTCATCTTGAAAAACAGTAAATCCTTTAGCATCTATATCTGGAGACCCAGCGGGTGATGGTATATAACTAACTCTTAAAGTGGATTTTGGTTTTACATCCCAATCTGGAGCAAAATTTAATCCTAATGTATTTGGATATGTATACGTATTATCTTTCACACCCACAAATTTAGTCTCACTGCCAGGAACAAAGTTTAGTGAAAATCCTTTAGCGTCTTCATTATGAAATCTATCTTGTATTCCCAGTTGTGTAAATTCAGTTTGAAATTGTTCAGGATATGTATATGTGTTTTCAGAAATACCTACAAATTTAGTTTCTCTTAATTGTAAATTTTTACTAAATCCAGTAGCAAAAGTATTTTTAATATAATCTACTAATGATAATTCAGTTTTATGAACCTTATTAGGATCTGAACTATGCTTTCTCTCAATAGAAGTTTTCACATATTCTTTAAGCTTCGGTCTATCTAAATCTGATAATGCCATTATCCTAATTCCTCAAGTCCTCTATAGATTCTTCCTTGACCTTTATTAAGGTCTTGTCTTAATCCTTTAATTTCTGTTAGTAATCCATCCATATTTATACTTTCAGTTCTAACAATAGTTTCTCCACCATGTGCCATAGCTCCACCAGTCTGTATCTTTGCTCCAACTCCAGGTGGTAATCCTTGAAATGATGGTAGTTTCGATCCAACTGCAGAACCTATACCCATACCGATACCTGCACCTATCACTGCGCCTGCTGCCATTTTTCCCCATGCTATTTGACCGAATCCTGGTATAATACCCACAAGAGCTCCAATTATACCTAGTACAATTCCCCCAATCGCAATCCATTGATTCTTTTGTTTTGCTACCGCTTTAGTAGCCCTTTCTTCTTCAGTAACCATTTTTGCTACATTAGTAATATCCGTTCCTATTGCTTTACTTAATAAATCTCTTTCTATTCTATTCATTTTATTAAAGGATGCTTCTCCACCAACCAGTCTTAAAACTTCTTCCATCATTTCCGCATCTTTCCCTAATAAAGATAATTGACGAGCTCTATCAAGATTAAGCTCTTTACCAAGTACTGCTGAAGCTTCAAATTGTGCAGCTATAGACCCTTCTATATCTAACAAATGTGTAGCTATCTGATCAACAACACCCAAATTTAATCCAAGTTTTTTAGCGGCTAAAGCAGTCATCATAACATTTTCACCACCTTCTTTTGCCGTCTTTGCAAAATATTCCATATTCTGCGCTATATCTTCAAATAATTTAGCTGGAAGTACTCCCGCCAATCTAGCTTCTTGAGCAACTGATTTTTGAATAGCTATTAATTGATCATTAGTTTTATCAGATATTGCAGTTTGAATTCTTAATATTTTTACTGCTTGGTCTGATTGAATACCATATCTAAATTCCTGTATTTTTAATGCTTTAGCAGTTTTCCAATTAACATCATTAATGGTACCAAATTCTTCCGCCATAGCTTCAACATATTTTTTGTTAATTAATATTGCAGGACCCATCTTGAGCATATTCCCTACTCCCAACCCAGTTTGGAATGCGAATGCAGCTGCCTTAGCGACCCAAAGTGCCGCTGCAGTTCCTAAAAAAGTCGTAAGTATCCTTCTTGCCGCTAGTTTTTTGTTTATCTTCCCTTGAATATCACCTTCTTTTCCCAGATTCTCATGCATTTCTTTGAGCCCTGGCCAGGTCCCTTTTTTTGCGTCAGCCATAGCAGCGTTAGTTGTATTAAAGTTTAATTCCTCTTGAGGTCCTCCAAATTTCCTACCAGTAAAAAAGGCCCATACACTCTTAGCTGCATTTTTAAATCCTGCGAAAAAGCCTTTCCCTCGACTCGCCCCGACCTGTTCCCACTGGCCTTGTGTCTGTTGAATGGCAGATTTTGTAATCTTTGATTCTACTAGACCAGATGAAGTTCCTTCAATTACTCCCTGAAAAGTGCTCATTCCTATTGTTTTTGCAAGTGAATCACCAACGGGTCCACCAGGAGCCATAGTACTTCTAAAACCATCTATTAAACTTTTACCTATATCATCAAAATTAATAGCATCAGCTAAAAAATTTCCTATAATTGGTATATCACGCAAACTAGAATCTATAGAAGAAGTCATTTTCTGTATAGAATTAGCGCCCGCATTTACCAAATTATTATAACGTTTTTGAGCTCCCTGGATTTTCTGCATCTGTTTATATTGATTTATCAAATGCTTATTTCCAGTTCTTTGAGCTTCAACTATAGAGTCTGAAAGGTCTTTCCATTCTACAGTTTCTTTGTGAATATCTTTGGTATTTGATAAAACGGATTTAGATAATCCTAAGAAGGTTTTATTTTGTTTAGCAATATGTTCAGCCCCGTCTCCAGCATCCTTTATAGATGCACTAATCCCATCCCAAAGTCCAGAGATTCCTCTAAGAAATTTAGGTTGTTCTTGCTTTAATTTCTTAAACGCTTCGTATTCTTCTTGTTGATTGAATTTATCCGCCATTGATTTTATCTTAGTTTATTAAAGTGATATATGACCCATTTAGGTCAAATAGAATTCCAAATATTATAATGGATGATCTGCCATCCATTTAGCAAGTTCAGGTTCTTCCTTTTTTCTCTTTTCAATATGTTGTTGTATATCCTTACCAATTTTATCAGCAGCCTTTATGTGTTTTTTTAAAACAGGATCTTTCTGTAATACTTTTATAAGTTTTGAAGATTTCCTTTTTACTATTGCTTTAAAAAGACTACCTATAAATTCAGTAATTAATTTATTTTCTTTTATGATATACTTTGCCAAGATTAACTCCTAAAAACTTAAATAAGTGGATTCATATATAAATATACAAATAATCATTTTTTAACTTTGGGAATATTTGGACGGGGTGATTTTTTTTGAGATGTTTCTATAGCTTCTTTTTCATCTACATATGCCCTTTCTAATCTTTGAAGATACCATCTTCTTAAATAAACTGGCATATTATAGGCTTCTTCAAAAGTTAAAGAACCTTTAGAATTAAATGTTAAATTAAATATTTGTTCGTGAATTTGAGTTTTATACTCTGGAGGAAGGCCAAAAAAACTGTACCGTCATCGGGACGGTCATTTCCACCTCCTCCCCATCTACGTCAACCGAAATTTCCATATTGACATCTGGGGTGTTATCTGCAACATGCTCTCTAAATGCCAAGCTATCTACTGCAAAAAATTCATTATCCACAAAATTAGTAATATATTCTTTATCTGACTTACCATCAACTTCAATTATCATTGACTTCAATCTGGTGGTTAAGGTTTTATCTATATTACTCAACTTATTTAAAGATTTAGCTCTTTTATCAATATCGTCTACTTCACCACTTGTTAAAAATTTATATTTAATAACTCTATCAGTAGTAGGTAACTTAAACTCAAATTCATTTTGTTCTTTAGGATATTTGCTAATATCTATAGGTAAATTTTTCAATGAAGTTAAATCAAACGTAGTTTTAGACATTTCACCTGTAACAGGCGACATAACTTCAAACTCATATTGTTTACCATAAGCTAATACTCTTGCAGCTATCAATAAAGCATTTTTATCTCCAATCAATAAATCTTTTACCTTTATAGATTTATCAACTATTAAACTACTTAAAAGTACATCTAATACAACACCTTGAGCAAGTAGATTTTGTGAAGTCATTATATCTTCTTCTCTCGCTGTCATATATTTTAATTCCACTTTACCACTAGATAGCGGACTATCTTTTGGATAAAAGTGTCCTTTAGACGGAATATCAATAATTTCCGTCGGAAACTTAGTTTCAGGCATATTATTCTCCTTAATAAGACTTATAACTGTTTGTAAATATAACTAAATTTTTTCAAATAAGATTTTATTTTTTACTTAGCTTTTCCTTTGGAAATTGCTTCCCATACAGGTTTCAATACTGCATCGAAAATAACATCGTCTTTTTTAGACGGGCTAAGTTTGACTATTTTTTCTAAAGTATAAAAAGCCAAAAGACACCATTCCCAATTAGCTATTAACCATTCACTCATTTTTATTCTCCGTTTTAATTAGAATTGTAAGATTGCGTAATCGTAACGCAATGTTAATTCAAGATCTACTGGATCAGTACCATTAGCAAAATCCATATCATTAAAGTTTGCATCTTGTACAAAAGCTCCCTTTAATGTCCATTCTTCTACCACATCTCCTACTGGTCCTAACAAATTAAATGTAATATCCTTTTTATAGAAATCAGAATATCCATCGCGTCCCGTAACTGATTCATGTGATAATCTTACCCATTCCATAGCAGCTTGTGCGGCTGAAGGAACAATAGGATCATATAATGTTACCGTTAAGGGTTGCCATTCACCTTTTCCTTTAATATATCTCTTTACATTAATATGGTCTAACACTATTTCTTCAAATGTAATTTGAGGTCTAGCCGCAGTCTTAATTAAATAAGCTGGGATACTTTCAATATACATGACAAACCGATTTTTCGTTTTCGGTTCGAACGGTGTAAACATTATTTCAGTTGCATCAATTAACTCAGGCATCTTATATTCTCCAATATAAATTTCTTTTCATCAGTAATAAATATAAGAGTTATTAAAAATTAAGCATTTAATAATAATATACTTCAGAAGTTTTTTTGAAGTTTTTATAAAAACAAAAAACCCCAGTAAAAACTGGGGTTCTTTGACTCATATTTGAGATATTTTACTACTCTGGAAACGCTGCTCCAGTTGGTTGAACAACAAAATCAAGTACAATGAACTCTGCAGTTCTTGTAGGTTGAATAAATATTTGTCCAACTAATCTATTTCTATCTATCTCATCTGGTGTGTTATTACTATCATCCATCACTACCCTAAATGCACTCAACCCACTATTGGATTGTACATTTTCTAAATATGGATTAACAACATTCAAGAAACGATTTCTTGTAGCGGTTGTATTCTGTTCAAACACCAAGAATCTAGATGTAGAAGCAATAAACTTCTTCAAATTAATCAACAATCTACGAACATTAATCCTATCAAGTGCTGAAGGCTTAGACTGTAATGTTTTCTGTCCAAATACCGTTACACCTTGACCTGGGAATGTTGCAATTGGATTAACTCTATTTTCATAAAGTTTATCACGTTCAGAGTGTGTTAATCTTGATTTAGCTTCTGTCGCAATAGTTAAACCACCACGATTCAAACCTGCAGGAGCAAACCATTCTTGACCAATTTGATCATTAAATGAAAATACACCAGTTAATGCTACTGAAGGTGGTACCCAAACAGGAGTATTATCACTTGAATCCAAAACTTTGACCCAAGGGTAATATACACCTGAATAGTTAGTATCTAATGATTTAACACCATCCACAGCTTGTTGTATTGTATCTCCCCAATGAAATCCATCCATGATATAAAACGCATCTGCTCTAGCTTCAATCTTCTGTATTGCATGCTCTGTTACTGAGTTATGACAATTACTACCATCTTGACTATGAAGTACACCAGGAATTGCTAATAAATTAATATCATATTCATCAGGATTAGATATTGCATCTATGGCTCTTTTATAAGATTTTGAACCACTTGCATTAGCTCCACTACAATCGAATCCCTGAGTATTAGTATTACTAATATCATTACCAACATTAGCTACTGTAGCAGGATTTTTTCCATCAAATCCAAATTGAAATGGCACTACAAACTTCCGTTGTGCAATATCTGACAATGCCAATGTCACCGCTTCTGTATTAGATGAAAATGTATCAACACTCAGTTGATTACCTGCGTTATCATGTCCTTTCATATTCGCTAGAGAAAATACATCATTATTACCGTTACCAGCTCCATTTGGAATTGGTTTTAAGTAAGATTGTGCATCTTTTGATGCAAAATCAAATCCGTAAAATTGATTCTCATCAAAATTTCCTAATGTATTTTTCTGTTGAGTTTTAAATGAACCTGTTGGTACCCAACTACCTACTGTTGGAGTTGTTACTTTAGCAAATCCATAAGGTACTACCGAAGCTGGATGATTTTCTAAACTAGCATAATCGCCTATTCTAATATGTCTTGATTTATTTGGATAATCTCCATGATAAGTCAATTTACCATTAGAATCAATAGTCATATGTCTATCACCTATTTGCTTAGCAAAATAACTTGGTGAAGTTTTATCAAAATTACATGCATCCCACTGCTCTAACACAACATTATCTCCAGATTCACCTGGAGCATGCCGTCTAACTTGAATTGAAAATGTTCCATAATCTGAACCAGGTATTGTACCTGCTGCTTTTATATTAGCAATAGCAAGTTTTATATTAGAACTTGCATCCGATCCATGACTTAAACTATAAACACGAAACAAATTTCTTTGTTGTGAAGCTGAAGTATCACCTTGATCTATAATATATGGTGTTCTAGCTACACTGTAATCAGAATTTCCACCCCAAGATGTTCCTGCTCCAACTGCATCAAATTGACCAGTATATGAAGAATTTGCTCCACCTTGAAAGTCCAATCCTGCCGAAGCCGATGCACTTCCTGTTACTGTTAAAGTAACCCAGTTACTAGCTGCAGTATTAGCTGAATTCTTAAATTGATTATATAAATAAACATAATCAGTATTATTTTCTGGATCCGTACTTACTACTTTATCCACATATATAGCACTACCAGTATCTATAGATGCTGAAATTTGTTGTAATTCTCCATTTGAACCACTAACTGTAATTACAAAATCACCCCCAGCAGTTCCTACCATTGTTGAAGTAGAAATATCATATCCCTGGCCTTTTCTGGAATTACTTAATGTAAAAACCTGTTTTTTACCATCCGAACCAGATGCTACAGCATTTACATAATCAGCCTTATACCCACCTGTATGTAAAATTCTTACTATAGTAACTGTTGATGCGGATTTTAAATATTCCTGTACTGTATTTGGAACATAAGATTTCTTATACAATCCCCCAAATCTCTCTTCAAATTCTGAAAAATTTGAAATAATAGTTGGTACAAAAGCTGGACCTTTTTGGGTTGGTCCTATAATTGCTGCACCAATATTAGAAATTCCTTGAGGAAGAAAAGAAAGATCAGTTTCCTTTGTAAATACACCAGGACTTACTATTCTCTCTGCCATTTACTTTCTCCTAAGAATTAAGATTAAGAATTAATCTTAAAGTTAAATATTATTTAATATAAATATAAAGTAAAAATCTCAAAGTTACTCATTCGGGGTAAAAATTCCAGTATCTAGGTCTAAATTTCCAATACCATACTTGGATGTTAGTTCTTCAACTAGTTTTCTCTCTTCTTCTTGAGCAGCTGTATGTTGCGCTAACAATTCATCCCGTTGAGTATCCATAGCATCTAGGTTTTCTTTAGTTCTTTCCATCGCTATACTAAGTTGTCCCAAATTTACTGTAATTTGGGTATACTTACTTTGTAACTCTCTAATACCCTCAGTTTCTTCTTGGGTAATTTTGACGTCAGTTTGTTTTTCTGCTTGCTTTGTTTCAGGCATATTATAACTCCTATTATTTTACCTTAGTTTTGTTTTAAATATATATCGTTAAATTTAGTCAAATAACAATTTTAATTCTTGTTTTTTTTCAAATCATCTATTTCAGATTTTAATTCCTTTATACTCTCAATCAATACAGGAACTAATTTATTATAATCTACTGATTTAAATTTTCCTCTACCATGTAACCCATCATGTTCTTTCACAAGTTCAGGAATAACTGCTTCAACTTCTTGTGCCAAAACTCCAACATCATGACCCATATCATCGCGTTTCCAATCATATTCAACACCACGAAGTTTCACTATATCAGCTAAACCATATTTCATATCTGTAATATTCTCTTTAAGATTCATATCCGATGCTACCGTTGAAGAATACGCAACTACATCAGCATCAGCATGAAATGTACCTCCAGCAGTCATTCTAAATTCCTCTATTCCATTCTGATAATAACTAATTTGTCCATCAGATCCTGTAGCGAAACATATATTATCACTTGCATCATATCCAACTTTTAATCCTGTGTTATAAATACTTGTAATAGTTGTTTGAGCTGGAGTTACCGCCATATCATCAGAATTTGCAGTAATACCATCTCCACCAACTACTGTAAAAGTTCTATTTGATGCGATTGTACCACCACCTGTCATACCATCACCTGCAGTTAGTGTTACTCCTGTATGGTCTATATGTTCATTTGCTACAAATCCAGTTGTACTATCATGAACAACATCTGAACTTGCCAAAGTAATTGTTCTACTTGCTGCTATAGTTCCACCACCACTTAAAATACCACCAGCAGAAATACTTACTCCACTATGTGCAATATGTTCATCTGCTACAAACCCACTTAAATTATCATGAACAATATCTCCATCAGTAGTTGTTATCTCATCAGCGTTTACAGTTATACCTGTTCCACCAATTACATTTATCACTCCACTTGTGGCAGTCGTTCCTGCTCCTGCCAATCCTGTGGCTACGCCATCGGAAAGGTGAGCGTCGTCAACCGCACCTGCGGCTAACTCATCACTATCAACTGCGTCATCTGCCAAGTGTTCATTATCAATACTTCCTGCTGCGTAATGTTCAGAATTAATAACATCATCTTGGATATTATCACCATCTATGATATCATTGGCTAAATGTTCGTGATCTATTGAACCTGCTGCATAGTGTTCAGAATTAATAACATCATCTCCAATGTTATCTCCATCTATAAGATCTCCAGCAAGCATCGCGTGAGTAATTTCACCTGCCGTTACAGTCATATTCGAAAAATCTGTATAATATGAACCTTCTTGTCCATCAAGTTTATCTGCATTTAAATTACTAACTACAGTTGTTGATTGAACTGTTAATGGTGCTGTTCCTGTTGTTATACTTGAATGGAATTGAGGTGCTCCTAAATCTACACTTGAAGTTAAAGTTGCATCACTATGTCTATATCTTAAATTTGATACTGATGCATTTAATCCAAAATCTAATCCTGCCTCATTCATTGTTGCTGAAGAAGTACTACCACTACCGATAGTTATATTTTTATCGGCAATATTTAGTGTAGTTGCATCAACTGTAACTGTGCTTCCTGTGACATGCAAATCTCCATAAATAGTAACATCACTTGCAAAAGTTGCCGCTCCATCTGTTGATATTACTCCAGCGGATGATATAGTTGTACCTGTACTACCATATCCCCCACCAACTGTTATATCATTAAATGCAGAAGTTCCAGTTGATGTAATAGCACCGCATCCTACAGTTCCTAATCCAGACACATTACCATTTGTATCAAAAGTATAATTACCATCTGATAACGTACCAGATAAAGTAATATTAGTTATACCTGTAAGTGCACCATCAAAAGCTACCGCACCATTAATATCTATTGTAGTAGCTGATATATCAATTTCTGTATCAGCAACAAGTCCTAAGGTACCATCAGCTAGTTGTGAAATATATGTTCCTGAATCACCAAACTGTAATTGAGTTGTACCTACTCCAGAATTATCAGTCAATAATAAACCAGTATCCGCTACATGAGTTAAAGTAACATCTCCATCATCACCAAAAGCAATAACTGCTGCATCTGCTAAAAATAAATCACTAAATTGTAACGCGGAAGTTCCTAAATAAGCCCCATCCTGTGCATCAGGTGCAAATCCAGTTGTTGCTGTGATAACTGTTCCCTGTACAGTACCAGTTGAGGTAATATTACCTGAACCAACTGTTCCAAGACCACTTACATTACCACTTGTATCAAAAGTATAGTTACCATCTGAAAGAGTTCCTGAAAGTGTTATATTTCTCAACCCAGAAGCAATATCTGCATTTCCATCAAGAACTAATGCTTTGTTTGCCGCTCCTGCTCCATTAGTTATACCATCTAATTTTTCTAAATCTGCTTCATTCATATCAGCAGAGCCAATTATAAAAGAACCAACTGCTGTCACAGTCCCACCAAAATTTCCAGTACTAGCTACATCTAAAATACCTGATGAATAAAGATTAGATCCAGTAATACTTGCACTTGAACTAATATGTGATGAAACTACTGCGTTTCCTGTAACAGTTAATTTTGAACCATCAAAAGTTAAATTACCTTCACCAATTATAGAATCTGAATCAGACCAAGTTGCCAATTCATTATTTGCTCCTGAACCATCAGTATCTACTAAAGTACTTCCCCAAACTCTAGAATCAATTTCGTCTGTAACTAATGTTGAACCATTATAAACAACAACTGAATTATCTGTTCCTGCTGCTATATTTGCTGGATTGATAGTTGCTGCGTTAATGGTTAATGTATCACCCGAAGCATCTCCTAAAGTTGTGAGTCCAGTTGTGTTTAATGTTGTGAATGTACCAGCGGCTGCGGCAGCTGCCCCAATAATAACACCGTCCATTGCTCCATCACCACCCGAGTCATCAATATCAACATTTGTCGTTGTAGTTAAACTATCAATATAACCTGTATCAATATGAGCTTCTGCAAATTGTAATGCGGAAGTTCCTAAATCTCTTGCACTATCTGTAGATGGTACTATATCAGAGTCAAATCGACCCGTTGCTGTAATTGTATCACCCGTAGCGTCTCCTAAATCAACATTTCCATTAAGAGCAGTATTACCATCTATCTTCATATCACCAGATGCACTAACATATCCAACGGACGCTGATACTGCATTTGTTATACTACCTTGTGAATTTAATTCTATATCATCTACAAATAACTTTCTCCAAGCTGTTCCACTAACACCTAAATCATCAGCACTATCCCCACCTGGTTTAACATTGTTACCACCTGGGTCTAATGTAATATCAGCTGCTGCTACTATTTTTAAATCTGTATCTACATCTAAATAATCATTTGCACTATCTAATTCTAATCTATCAACTCGTGTATTACCACCAGTAAGTGTAAGTAAATTACCTGCTTGTGTTGCTGTAAAATCACCACTATCCCAATTTATAACTGCTCCCTCTGCTAAGAATAAATCTGACCAACCAGTTCCTGCAACACCAAGTGCCGCGTCATCATTTGAAGCTGGTTTAACATTTCCACCTGCTGGGTCTAATGTAATATCTGCTGCTGCAATTACTTGTAAATCTGTTGAAACATCTATATAATCTGATGATCCGTCTATTTCTAATCTAATAACCCTTGTGTTTCCACCTGCTATACTAAGTAAATTAGATGAATGTGTTGCAGTAACATCACCAGCATTAAAATTAATAACTGCCCCATCACCGAGAAATAAATCACTCCATGCAGTTCCACTAACACCAAGTGCATCAGCATTATCTGAACCAGGTTTAACATTATTCCCACCTGGATCAAGTGTAATATCTGCACCAGCTACAACTTTTAAATCTGTATCCACATCTAAATAATCCGCTGCTGAATCTAATTCTAACCTAATAACTCTTGTATTACCACCTGCAATACTAACTAGATTTGCTGAATGTGTAGCGGTAACATCTCCACCATCGAAATTAATAACTCCACCACTACCTAAATGTAAATCATTCCATCCTTGAGAACTCGAACCTAAATCATAAGTTGCATCTGCGTTTGGTATTAAATGTGAAGTTAAATCTGCTGTTATACTAACTGAATCTGATGCCGCATCTCCAAAAGTCATATTACCACCAATTGTAATATCACCAGTTATATTACCACTACCATTAATCATCAATCCAGAACCACTAATAGCTGAACCACTAATTTGTCCACTACCAACAGATAAACCACTTGCATCAGCCGTTAAAGTTTGTACTGTAGAACCAGCATTATTAACAAATTCTATCGAATTTGATATTATATATAACTTACGAAAAGCTTTCTGAGCAGTACCTAAATCATATTTATTAGTAGTACTTGGTATAAAATGTGCACTCGAACTAATAACACCTGTATGGGAATCTAAAGATTGACTAATAATTAAGGATGAAGTACTGTGGGTTTCTACACCAATACCTTTTGGATTATGAAGATCTGCTCCTGTTAAACTACTATGGGTTTTTGCCATTTCTTATGCTCCTACGATGTTACTACTACTTCACCGTTATTATTTGTTACGGTTATAAAATTTAATACTGTTATTGATGTACTATCATCACTACCTACAGCTCGAACTACCATTTTTTCTACTAATTCTGGTATAGAATATCCTAGTTCTGAAATAGTTCCATCAACTGAAAGTGACCCTGTCACTTGCATATCATTAGTTATTCTATCGAATCCTGTATATGATAAATTTGCCATATTACGTTATCTCCAAAATACTACAAAATGCCTGTAGTGTAGATGCTGCATCTGCCGTAGCCTTTAAAATATCTGCTGCTTCTAAATTTACTGGTTTATCCAATACTACTGTTGAACCATATGGTACTGTTAAATTTTTTGCTATATAAAAATCACTACCAGCGCTATCATCACTTACATAAATATCAACTTTACCATCATTTGAACCATGAACATTTGATAAATATATTGCATGTACTACTGTTGATGTTCCGCCTGGTGTAGTATAAATTACTGTTGCAGTATTTCCAATTGCAACTCCCTTATTTTTAAATGTATTAGCCATTTATTATCCTCCAAACACTATACTAAAAACTACTGAATTAGGGTCTGTTGCTTCAACTCCAGTTACCGAAGACCCATCCCCTTTAAAAGACGTTGCTTCTACTCTACCAAAACTACCAGTAGATGTAAATGAACTAGATATATTTCCACTTCCTGTTATATGACCAGAGGTATAAATTGATGCTAGACTCGCATCACTTCCTGAAACGGTGACTTTTTTCCAATTTGGCATTTATCTTTTCTCCTTATTGCGGTTGGTTACTCTTTCAAGCCCACTTCCCATCATCTGCCAAAGAGATGGGCCAACATTAGGTTATTCTTCGAAATGTTCTATAATTAACTTATACTCATTTCTCAATTTTTTAGTAACTTGCATTACTTTTGGCATATCTTCTATTTTATGACCTGCATTTGCTACTATTTCTAATAAAAATTCTATTTCTTGATAAGACAATGGATGAATAAATGCTTTTCCTTCCACAATCTTAACGCCACCCTTTACATTAAGTGTACCCATACCTTGTAACCTCTTTATTCAATTATGACCATATCCATACATCTCCAGCCACAGATCCTCCATGAGTAGCATCATCAGCAGTTTGTATATACATCATTCCTCTCCTAGTAGCTGCATCTGCTCCAAAATCTGAAGGATTTCCGCTTGGTGCAGCTGCTGATTGACTTATAGTCACCGAATATTGTTTAGGTGTAGGTACAGAAAGTTGTGTATCTCCTGTTTCTCCATCTCCAGTCAATCCCCATCTAAGTGCTGAATCATCCCAGAACATTGCTGAACCACTTCCATTTGCTGCAGTAGTTACTATAATTCCACCATCTCCTGCTACTGAACCACTTGCTAGTTGTATAAATCTATCGGCAACTCTTAAATTTGTTGTATCAATTGTAGTCAATGTTCCATTTATATCCATACTTCCTGGAACCGTAACAGTAGTATCACTCTTACCTATAGTTACTCCTGTTGAATTTGTACCACCAATTGTAATTGTAGTTGTTGCATCAATATCAATAGCTCCACCATCTGCATCAATATCCATTGAAGCTGCACCCATTGTAAGTGCTCCACTTCCATCAATACCTACGGACGAACCATTAAGTGTAAATGCTCCTGAATTTAAATCAAGAGCTGCTGATGTAGTAATATCTATTTCAGCTGCATTACCAGCGATATTAACTCCACCTGCACCATCTAATGTTAAAGCACCCGCCGCAGTAGTAAAGTTTGAAGCTGCTGCTGCATCTACAGAAACACCACCTGCTGAAGTATCAATAGTAACTGCTCCACTTGCATCAATATCTAATGTAGATGAATCAATATCTATCGCAACATCTGCTGCTTTACCTATATCAATACCACCTGCTCCATGTAATGTTAATGCTCCCGCACTTGTACTTAAATTACTTGCCGCTCCAGCATCAATAGAAACTCCTGCTGTTGAATCAATAGTTATTGCGCCACTTGAATCAATATCTAATGTAGATGTATCTATATCAAATGCTACATCTGCATCTCCCCCTATTGTAACTGAGCCACCATCTATAGTAAGAGCACCATCAGCATCTATATCAATTGTTGTAGCTGAAGTTAAACTATGAGCTCCACCATTTGCAGTAATTGATCCACTAATCCATAAATCATTCCACCTTTGTCCTGTACTACCTAAATTATAAGAGTCACTTGCGTTTGGTATAATATTTGAAGTTACATCTGCTCCAAAACTAACTGAATCTCCAGCAGTATCACCTAATGTAATTGTTCCACTAGAACCTGCTTGGAAATTAATATCACCTACCGCATGAATATTTCCACCTACCCAAACATCATTAGAAGCACTAAGTTGTGGAGTTGTAATTACCATTTTTGCATCAGCATTAATATCTAATTGACCGTCTGCGGATGAACTAATATTTAAGGCAGCATCTCTAAATTGTAATCCTCTAGAACTGTTTATCCTCAAAGCTTCATCTGCTATATGTGTCACAGTCGTGTCTTGGTCAGCTCCAAAATTAAGTACACCACCATCTGCCAAATACGCATCTGACCATTCAAATGTAGATGTTCCTAAAGAACCACCATCGGCGATTGCTGGAACTATATCTCCACTTGCAGTTACATGATGTAAAGTAGCAGTACTTCCTGATACTATTACTTTTCTCCATTGTGCCATTTTATTCTCCTATAATCGAACTACCATGTTGCCTAATAGTCCTGTTAATAAATATAATATTTCTAAATTATTCCACTTTTCTTCTACTTAAATTATTAAGAAACTTCATTTTCATATCCAAAATAGAAATCATCAGAGCCAGAATAAAATATTCCCCCAGCCGCGGCTGTAGGTGTTGTTGTTCTTGCCCCCAATATTGCTACTTTATTTTCAATTTTAAACATTAAAGCATCACTATTATCATAAATATCAAATCCACCACCTGTAGATTTCCAAAAGAAATCTGAACCAGTTACACTTAATGCTCCTGCATCTTCATTCCAACTCGTAGAACCAATTTCAAGTCCCGTTGATAATGTAGTTCCAGTATACTGATATACCGTCATGTAAAGATAATCACTATTACCTGGGTCTACTGAAGAATTCATAAACTGTAATACGCCAGTTTTATAATCAAAAATATAATCATTAGTAGAAACTATATCATCCCCATCTAATGAAGAAGTATTTGTTGCAGTTGATTTATATAAAGCTGCTAAATATCCAGGTGTTGAATCCGCAGTTGTAGAAGTTGCCAATGATGCTATTGAATATTTTGGTGATACAAAATTTGTTTGTTGATTAGAATCAATCAACTGAGCACCAATTCCACTATCACTTCCCGTTGGATTTAGAAAAAACCAAACTTCATTATTAGTGTTTGATTTTGTTAATTTATGTCTATACCAATACTTTAATACACTTGACCCCGAAACAGTATGTGATGCATTAATTTGTGAACTTCCACTAAATGGTAATCCTGAAGATGGTATAAAACTAGCTTGAGTATAAATCTCATCTGCTTGTAAATCAAGTACATTTGTAAATGATTCTTGAGCAGTCGTAAGAGTGTCGTGAGTATATCTTCTCGACGCTAATAATCTACTGGATTTTGACCCTGAATCTATTGCTGCCATTTCTTATCCCTAACTATAACTCAATGTTATTGAGGTTACAGGAGATGGATCTCCCTTATATCTAATTATCACATAGAGTTGGTTATCACTTGCATCTAAATACATTCCGTCTGCATTTCTTATTGGAACTGTATATTCTGTACTACTTTTACTTCCACCACTATTTCCATACAAACTAATTGCTGTACTAAATGGATTTTTAAAATTATCTGCTGCCATATCCGCTTCAATCAAATTACTTGTTAATTTTGTTGGATCATATATTCTTGCTGTTCCTAAAGAAGCGTTATTACCACTGCCATTGCCAGAACTCTCAAATAATATAGTTGCTGCTACACTATCTGATGTAGTTGCTGCCCAATTAACCAATGTTTTACCTACGTCAAGAGTCATACTTGAATATGTACTACCAGGTGTTTGAAATCTTCGTATATAATATTTGTAATCTCCACTACCAAAATCCTCTGCAAACCAATACCCATAATCACCACCTGGTTCTACCAAATATCCAGGTTTAACTTGTAAATCATAATTACCTAATACACTATCTCCCTCATCATTGGTCTGAAAACTATCAGTTGTAAAATATGCTCCATTGAAAGCTTGAACATTATCTGCTAATACTATTCTAAAATCTTCACCAGTAAATGTTTCTGTCGTGTCTTGTAAAGTGTTTGAATCATATCCTTGTGCTCTACTATAAACTGCCATTGAACCACTTGCTGCTACTTGTCCAAATCTCGAAGCATCATATAATGAAAATGTACCAGAAGTAGAATCTGCTGATGTATTTTTCCAATTTCTACCTCTTGCTCTAAATATTAATGAATAATTTCTTGCTTCATCCGTTGACCTATTTTGTGATACATTTTCAGTATTACTATCTAAAGTAAAAGAAAGAGAAG